TATGGAGCATGTGTTATTTTATATCTTACGCGACAAAATTATGGACATTGGTGTTGTGTTTTTAAATTGGATAATAATAGTGTTGAATTCTTTGATCCCTACGGTTTATTTCCAGATGAAGAATTAAAATTTAGGATGGATCCTAATTTTAGAAAAAGAAGTCACGAAGATATTCCAATGTTATCATATTTATTGGATTCGTCACCTTATAATCTTTCGTTTAATCATCATAAATTTCAAAAAAGAATATCAGATGTAAAAACATGTGGAAGACATACGGCGATGAGACTGATATGTAGAAATATATCTCTCGATGATTACATAAATCTTTTTACTAATAATAAATATGATGCCGATTTTTTAGTAACAATGTTAACAGCCTATATTTAAAATATCAATTTATATTATATTAAATGTATACAAATAAGGAACTTTCTCGTCAATGTCCGGATGATAGAATTTATTATAATATCGCAATTCCATATAATCCAGATTCTACTGGTTTTTCTCCGGCAATATACAAGCAATCTCTTACTCAACCAATTCTATATAATCCACATGAATATTATCTAGCAGTGGTAAGATTTTCAATACCAACACAAAATATTCCAATTTTTATAGCAGAAATACAACCCTTTCCAAATGTAAATTTATTAAATACAATATATTCTGTTACAATACAAACATCAGCTTTGAATTCTTCTGGACAAACATTTATTCAATTTATTACTACTACACCTAATGCCAGACAATCAGCACCTCTAACACCTTCTCATCCTATAGCCGATAAAACTGCTTTTTATTATGTTTATGAATATACTGATTTTTTAAAAATGATAAATACTGCATTACAAACTGCATTTACAAATATGCCAGTAAAACCTCCTGGTTCCGCAGCTCCTTATTTTATATATGATAGTACAAATGAAGAAATTAGTCTAGTAGCACAAACAGCTTTTTATGATATTAATTCTCCCGGTCATATCGAAGTATATGTTAATTATCCATTATTAACTTTTCTGGATGGAATTCCGACAAATTTTTATGGTGTTGGACTCGCAAATGGGTTAGATTTTAGATTTAATATCGAGAATCTTCATAATAATTTTTATAACCCACCTGATATTGCTCCAGCTATACCACCTGCTTATTATATCATGAATCAAAATTATCATACTCTCGCTGATTGGAATTCATTTAAATCTTTACAAATAGTTTCCAATCTATTACCAATAAAACAAGAATTTATTCCTGATTTTAATAGATTAGATCAAAATACCGGAGTTGTAAATAGTCAGGGAATATTAGCTGATTTTGTCCCGATTATAAATCTAGGACCAGAAGCCAGAACAACAGTAGAATTTGTATTAGATGGTCCATATCGAGCTATAAATTTATATAGTGGAATTCCTATTACAGCCGTTGATATTTTTATTTATTGGACAGATCAATTTGGAAATCAATATTTATTAGATATACCATTTAATCAAGTGGCGACACTTAAATTAGTTTTTATTAGAAAGAGTACATTTACTGGATAATATTTATAATTGATTAATTATAAATATTTATCTTCCCATAGAGTATAATATGTCTAATTCATTACCGCCTCTAAATACGTTTGCAATTTATGAACCAAGATTGGAGCTAGCTAATGAAAGATCTTTTGTTATTGTAAAAGGAGGTCAGACTGTTACGTATTATCCTTTTGGAGCTACGTCATTTAGTCAAAATCAATTTAATTTTATTACTAATCCTCCATCAAAAATAACAGTTTTAGACAGAGTTGCTTTAATAAAAGTACCATTAACAATAACATTTACAAATACAGGACCTGCTAATGTTGATAATATTCTTCAACCTGGTAGAGATGCTTTTCGAGCATTTCCTATATCAAGTATCACACAAACACTTACAGCAACAATAAATGGATTTCCTGTTAGTATTGAATTATCAGAAGTAATCCATTGTTTATCAAGATTTCATATGTCAAATGAATTAAAAAATAATTTTATGTCTGTTCTTCCTCAAATGGACGATAATTATCAAAATTACGCTGATGTTGATGGAGGAGTTAATAATCCTTTGGGCGATTATAGGGATAATTCGGCTCAGAATCCGAGAGGAGCATATGCATATGAAACAATTGTTAATACACCTAATAGTGCAACAATAACAACTACTCTATATGAATATGTTTTCTTACCACCATTTTTATTCGATGGATCTGAAGCTGGAGGATTGACTCATTTAGATACATTACAATTTAACTGGGTTTTAAGTAATAATGTTTCTAGAATATGGTCACATAGTACAGCTAGTACTTCTACTATTACTGATATTAATGTTACCTTTACTCAACCATTTATGTTACTTGGATTTATTACACCTAGGCTAACGGAACCAATTCCCGATTTAATTACATATCCATATTTCCAAGTTTCGCGATTCACAACCCAAAGTAATAAAAATATTCTTTCTAATGCTTCTGATTTATTAATATCAAACGTTATTCAATTAAATAGTATACCAAGAAAAATGTATTTATTTGCAAAACAAGGTAATTCTGTTATTAATAGCTCATTAGCAAATACAATTCAAACAACAGATACTTTCCTAAAAATTAATAATGTTAATATTAGTTGGAATAATATTGATGGTGTATTATCAGGGGCTTCTACCCCACAATTATATGATTTTTCAGTACAAAATGGATTAAGAATTACGTGGGATGAATGGAACGGTATATCACAACATCTAAATGCAATAGCTGGCCAACCGACTGAAATTTTTGGATTAACAGGATCTGTTATTTGCATAGAATTCGGAAAAGACATTGGATTAAGAGATGATGAAGCAGAGGGTATGTTAGGTCAATATAATCTACAAGTAAAACTTGGAGTCACAAATGTTAATCAAACAGTTACACTGCAACCAGATCTTTATATTATATGTGTATTTGATGGTGTTCTTACGATTACCAATAATAGCGCTTTCGGACAAATTGGTGTCATTTCAAAACAAGATGTATTAACAGCACCAGTAAGATATGATATTTCGTATAATATGTTAGAAAAAGTTTATGGAGGAGGAAACTTCTTTAGTAAATTTAGAGATGTTTTATCAAATATCGGAAAAGGAATTCAAAAATATGCACCAGGAGTATTAAGTGCTGCAAAAGCAATTTCACCTGTTGTAAAAACACTTTTCCCTGTCTCTTCACCATTTTTATCAGCAATAGGATTAGGAGAAGGTGCGAGAGCAGGAGGTGTACGCGCAGGAGCTATAGCAGGAGATGGTGCTATGGGAGGATGTCATCATTGTGGAATGCACAGATGTATGTGTGCCAATGGTGAAGGTGAAGGAGATGGAGATGGAGGAGTTCTTTTAGGAGGTCGTGCAATATCAAGAAAAGAATTGCGAAGAAGAATGAGACGATAATTTATTTTACATTTTAATTAAAATGCAAAATAAGTTATTTGAAACGGATTTGTCAATATATTTGATACAGATGATTCCCATGATTGATTATATCCCTTTTGTAAAACTATATCTCCACCAGCATCTACTTTTATTAAACCATAGAGATTAGTAGGACTAATAATCGCTCCTCCATCTTGTGCTGAAAATATCGCAGAATAATTATTTCCCGGTAAAATATCATCTGGAATAGCTGCATTAGCAACTAATGATGATGGCGCACCTCCTCCTTTCGCGAAAGACATAGCTGGAAATGATAATGTTATTTGACTTCCTATTTTAATATAACCAATATTACTAATAGTAGTATCCATTGCTAATACAGATCCTGAAAATGTTACACTCAATAAACCTTCAAAATAAAAGAAAAATAAATTTGAACTATATGGTATAACTACTCCCGGATTAAAAAAAGTAACAATACCGTTATTTTCTATAAAACCATTTGGACAATTAATTTGGACATTAGCTGGTGAATTTAAAATTAAATCTGTAGAATCTGGTGCTGATATTGATTCTGTTTTTGTATTTTGTGGAATAAAAAAATTTCCCAAAGACATAATAATATTAGAAAATATTTTATTAGTTAGAGTAGCTAATAAAATATTTATTAAATAAAATATATAAGATAACCATTTAATATTTCTATAAGATCAGCGCCTGAAGCAAAATTAGTATTTGATGGTCCTCCCTGTGTTCCAAATCCCTTGAATAGTGTAATAACTCCTGTATTATCTATAT